GTAACAGATCCTGAACCTGATCCAAAATCTCCATGAAGCATATCTGCAAATGAATGTGTAACTGATACTGTACCCTTAGATACATTATCTATCCATAATTGCATTGTACTTCCAGACATACGTACTGCTACATAATGCCAATTTCCATTTGCATAATTTGTTGATGCTGTTATTGTATGATCTTGATTTTGTAAATGAGCATTAACTCTAATATATCCACTTGAAAGAAATTCAACATTAAATGATTGGTCAGCTTCATCATTTGTAGAAAATATTATTGCTCCTTCAGCAGTTGATTTTTTAACCCAAAATCCTAATGAAAAATCTCCATCTGTAATTTCTGGATAAATATTAGCATCAGAAATTGCAGAAACAATTGATGTATTAGTAGTTCCAGTAATTCTAAGAGCACCTTCACCCTGAATACCTGAATTTAAATCATTTTTAGCAGTTCCAGAATAAAGATATCCAGCTGATCCGCCAGTTCCATAGTTAGCAATAACTTTAGGTTCATCAAATTTATAATATTGTTCTAATGCAAGAGTTTGCATATATGTGTCTAAAAGAGTAAATGAGTCACGGGCTGATTGAATAGCCGCAGGGAATGTTGCAGATGCAGTTGCTGGTGCTGCTGCATAATTAACTGATTTAGTTGTTGTTATTGATGGCTGAACTGCTAATGCTGATGCTGCTAATGCTGGTGCAGCTAATACTTTATTTGCAAATGTTGCAAGGTGATTAGCAACAAATGAATCCATTCCAGTTGTTGAATATGATGCTCCTGTATAAAAAGCAGCAAAATCTATTTTTCCATCAAAATATGCTGATGCAGTTGTTAAATCTGTTGCTAATAATGAACCAATATTCCATACAGCATACCAACTTGTATTTCCGTATGTTGTACCATGTCCATAAAGTGTTCCATCAACATATACTCTATATCCATCGCTACCATCAATGTATGAAACTATAACATGGTGCCATCTATTATCACAAAAATCTACGCCAGTTGTATATTGCTGTCGTGTTGATGATCCAGTTCTAACGTCTGAAAGTATATTTCCATATTCATCAATATAAACTTTGCTATTGCCTGACCCACTTGATACTGGAATTGATGATAATGTAGCTACTGTTCCAGCAGCAGGCTTAGTTGATTTTTTAAATACAAATTCTTGAATAAAATTACCAAATCCGCCATTTGTTCCAAGACCAGAATATTGAACACGTGCATTAGATCCAAATATATACGAAGCACTACCAGTTAAAGAATCTGAACTCTGTGTTAATGTTCCAAATTCTTGGTTAGATGCTGTAGATCCAGTTACTCTTACAAATTCAGTTGCTGCTGTATCTAAATTAGATGCAACATTAAAAGCTGCCTCGCCTTGTGCTACGGATAATAGGGACATAAAAAAGGACTGCCTTTAGGCAGCCCAGACTCCAATCAAGAATTTGTCTGCTGGGATTGATGAAATGCTTCCGCCATTAATTGTAATAGTAGGAGTAAAGGAGAGGTCAGAAACTACTGGAGAAAATATATCACCAGAAAGGATCTCGACAGTAGTCTTGACTACGCCTGCACAAGCATTTGCTTGGAATGCGCTGACCTCTACCTTTACGTCCATTAGCGTGTTACCTTACGCTACTGTGATTCGAACAATACCAGTCGAATCCCATGTTATTGTAAAGTTACCATTAGTTGAAGACTGGTCTGAACCGAAGTCTACATATCCAATGAGAGCTGAAGTACTTGATGTACCAGTTGAATCATAAACAACTGCATAACGTGCTGTGATTGTTGAAGATGCCCAAGTGGTATCTGCTGCATCAAGAACGATTACGTTATTAGCTGCATCGTATGTTGCTGTCTTTGAAGCAAGCGCTTGTCCACCAGCAGTATATCCAGTACCAGAAACTTCGTATGTTGATACGTCATTCCAGTAGTCATGAACATCTTGATCAGGTGTATAAGAAGATGAAAGTAAACCAACCTTGATTGTATCAGTGTCGAAATCTACTTCTTTATTAAGTGCCTTAAGTAGGAATTGTCCGTATAGTTTAGAAGCCATTAGCTATTCCCCCTTATGATGCTGTCTTCTCAAGAATTGCGAAGCCTTCTGGCTTTGCAACTGCGAATGCACGACGTGCACGAACCTTGAGTAGAATACCATCTGTATCAAATTTAGCGTCCTTAGAAATCATTGATTCAATTCCTGCACGAACACCGTTTACCATAAGGTCAGTGTTACCAACGATAAGTAGTGGATTTCCTGCTGGAGTTGATGTAGCAGCTGTTGAAGTCTTAGCTCCAAGAGACTGTACTAGTGGAAAACCAAATAATGTTGCTGGTGCTCCGTTTAATGGATTCTGAAGAATTGGGCGGTTGTTACTGTCAACAAGTCCACGCAATGCGCTTACAAATGTTGGGTGAGCAATGAATACAGTTTTTGCTGCATCGAAATAGTCTCCTGATTCGATTGTGCTTAACAATGTGTTAAGTTTTGCAAATGTTACTGCTCCTGCTGTTGTTAGAAGGTTTGAAGCTGAGTTGTACTGTGAAACTTCACGATATACAGATGTATAAGGAGCTGTATCAGTTCCGTCAGTTGCAACAGTCACACCTAAGCATGCGTTGTCATACTTTCTTGCCCAGTTGGTTGCCCACTGAGTCTTGTATGTATTTAGAACGTCAATGAATGTATCATTCAAATCTTCTTCTGAAATGTGCATAATTTTTGCCCATTTACGAGCAGATAGAGTAATGTCATCAACTGTTACTGATGCTTCTCCGATTGTTGCGCCTTCTGCATATACATTTGGAGCATCTCCAACAAAACGTGGAACACGCTTTGTTGATGTAGCCATTGGCTCACGACGTGCTTGGCTTTCAACTGCAGAATTCTGCAATGCTGCCTGTACGACGTTAGATGAGTGCTCTTCAATGATATAACCATTGGCGACTGTTAATTCTGTTCTTGCCATAGTAGTTTTATCCTTTTCTTATTAGTTAGATTTTATTTGCTTGAGAGTAATATATTCGTCCGAATAATATTAGATTCGCAAGCCTAAACGTCCATCTAGCTTGCATAGTCCAATTATACAGTATATTAATTCCCTAGTATATACTTTGCTTGTAATTCAGTGGCAGAAAGTGGCGCATCTATATTAGAAGAAACGCCAGAATCAGCCTTGCCTGCAACTATCATTTTTGGATCAAATAATTCAGGAAAATCTGTTTTAAGAGATTCTAACTGCAAATCTAATCCATTAATTTCAAAGTCATCAGTTAATTCAATTTCTGAAGTTTTAATATACTTCAGTAATTTATCAGCATTTGGAACCCCATTTTCCAAGAGTTGTCTAATTATCTTATCATTCTTTAATCTAGTTTGATTAAGATTTAGTTTTTCTCTTGTAGCAACAATTTCTTGTTCTATGGCTTCTTTCTCTGTCCTGAACTTTTTAGCGTCCGCTTTTGCTCGATCCAAAGCTGCCAACACTGCTGCTGGGTCTTTGATTTCTACGGACGTACCATCCATATTGTCTTCCATTTATTTCTCCTTATGCTTTTGCGTCTGGAACAGCACCCTGCTCATATGCAGTTACTGTTTCACGCTCTATGGCAGCTTGTTCAAGCGCATAGTTATGTGCGTTCATTACTTCAGATGTTGGTGTTAGTGGTTCGCCTGGTTGTCCAAGTGATTCAGCAACAACTGCATCTGCTATTTCTGGGTCATATCCAGCCTCAATAAGAATTTGGCGTAGAGATACTCCAACGCTCTTCTTACGAACTGCTATGTCCCAATTGTCTAATGAGTCAATTGACTCTGCATTTTCCCACTTAATTTCAACATCTGCTGGAATTCCATCAATTTTAAACATGAATTTAAATAGATCTCTCCATGTTGAACCAAATGAAAGTTGACGATTAAGTATCTTTTTAAACAATGGTGCCTCAGCAACACGCAATGCTTGTCCTGATGGCAAGTGTGAACCATTTAGGAAGTAATGATTTGGTGTATTTGTAATTGAAGCCATTGAATTTACATATGACATTACTGGATCTGTAAATATCTTTGGATCTGCCGCTGGGAATTGACCAACCGAAGATACACCTTGTAAATACCAAAGTTGTCCTGGTCCATTTTGCAATGCACCCATATTTTCTCTTGCTGTATCATCATCTGCAAAGTCTTCCATCTCAGAAGCATTACCACCCGAAGACAATGCATATCTTTGTGGTGCTCCTTGATAGTCAACAGTCAACATATGAGTTGATATGAGCTTATTTATAGCATCTTGAGGACCAAAAGCATCTGCATGCTCTGGACGACCAAATGGCTTATGTGTGCGGAAATGGAAAACAGGAATTTCACCCCATGGATTAGGAATAACATCCATTGGAGTCATATTCATATTCATAGATATTGTATCTAGATCACCTTGAGTCATATATTTTTCAATACGATCTGGATAATAAAGATTCATTTTAAGTAATTTAGTTATACCATCATTTACTTGCCATATTTTAGCTGCAAATTCTTTAATTCTTGGATTTTCTTGACTATAAACAATACAAGTATTTATTGGTGAATTATAATCAATACACAATGTTCCTGTTTCATCTGGCCAAACAATTGCATATGAATCACCATATACAAGTGCATTTCTATGAATTTCATTGATATCAAGCTTTAAATCGCTTTGTTCCCAAATTGTATCTATATATTCTTCTGCTTGTGGCGTTCCAGCCAAGATTTGTTTGATTTCAAGACGATTAAGTACTGAATCTACAACAGTTTTTGAAAAGTTAAATCTAAAATCTGATCCCTCATAGCGAAATAACTTATACCAGCGCTGATTTGCAAATACTTCTTGATTATATCCTTCATAATAAGATTCTGCTTTCTTATAATCTTGACGCTTGTTTAAAATTAATTCGAGGGCTATTTTAATGTCTGACATTTTATCTCCTTAAGTAATTTAATTGACGTGCTAATACCTTTGGAGCTTTATTATCTAGAAAATAAAGTACTCCAGAAACCATTGCATCTAGTACGTCATCATGTGAAACCTTTGGAAAGGAATACATTTGTTCTTCTAGAACTGGAAAGTGAGAGGTATGTCGTACTTTCCCTTGTTGGTAAAAATTCAAAGCTTTTCCAGCACGTACTTGCTTTGAGACTGATTGGCGTATAGATCTATATTTTACAGGAATATTTTTGAATACGTCCTGCCATAAATCACCACCCTGGTTAGTTTCAACATATATAACACCAGGATTATATACATCTACAAGTGCTGCCACTCGTTCTGATAATTCAGATGGAGATACTTTCAGCTGAAAAGCATCTCTCACATAGACGTTATCATCGTCTCCTCTGCTTAATACGGCTATTCCCGTATAGTCAGAAACCTTATTTTTTGTTACAGCTGGGTCAATGGATATAATTGTATTTCCATATTCTTCCATTTCATCAATAATTACATCTTCATACATCCAGAAATTACCATCAGCATTTACAGGATGATTCATATAGTTTTTGGCAAAGTCACGCAGGTGTCGTTGGCTTTGAAGCCACTCTAGAGACCACTTCTCAGGCCATACGGAGCGTTCTGAGCCACTTTCATCAGTCATGATGGCTGGATAGTAGTGTACGGCTACATTCTGGTCTGTAATCCATTTTAATTCAGGGCCATCTTCACCCTGTGAGTGCTTGCGAAATTGATCCATCATAGAGTTAGGCATGGTAGTTGTGCCTACAAGGATCATTCTAGCGTAAATATTCATAGGGGCAATATCATCAAAGACTGTATTTGTCTGACGACCTGCTTGATATTCAGAGTAATTCTTTTCACCCTTTTCAATATCATCAAGAATAATTAGATCTGGACGTTGACCAAATACCTTTTTACCTAGAGAGTTTGTATCAATTCCGTTAGCATCAAATATAAAATCATTAGACTGAACAATACGCCAGGAATTACTAGCAAGAGATCTACCAGTAGAAGCGACTTGCTTTGGCGAACATAATTCAGGATAATCTGCTTTAAGATATTCATTTGTCTCCAGTTCATTTTTAAATGTCATTAAGTGAGTCTCCGCCTGAGAAGCAGCATCTGAGAATGCAGCTACAAACTTAATATGTCCATGAGCGGCGGCCCACATAGGAAGAATTAAAAAGATCCATGTTGACTTGCCACATTCTCTAGGAGCAATAAATGCATCTCTTCCTTGTTTAGGTTCTGTGGCTTTATTGATCCATGTCTTTCCATATTCAGCTAGATCCCAATGGAATTCAGATAGAGTCAATTCCCCAGATGCATTCTTCAAATGGTGTGGCAAATAGAGCAAAGCAAATAACATTGGATCATATTTAGTTAATTCAACACGACCTTCAGATATTGTAAATAGCTTTGGATCTATATCACCAATATGTTTTGATATAGTATTCATTTTTACTGTCCAAATTTATTTAGAGTTGCAAAAATAGAATATAAATCTATATTTGTCAAGTGGGTGGTCCTTTGAAATGTCGACATATAGATTAATTAACAACCTTTAATGAATGCTTAATAGATTCAGATCTCATTTTGGCTTCATTAAGCATATCTACGATTGCTAAATCAGAGCCATCCTTTGATCTATTCTCATTGATGTTAGTAGATTTACCTTCAATTAGATTGATTGTCTGAATAGCCTTATGTAGAGCATTTGATAATTTGGCTATATCATCTGATACTAGGTCATCTTCATATAGTGCTTCTACTGTTCTATCTATTACTGCCTGTGCCGCCAATACTTTCTCTTTATCAGTATAGAATATGTCTAATTGTTTAGTCATAACTGCTAATGTGTTAGCTGTAGGCATATCTACATTTCTCTGCATATAGAACTTCTTGGCTGTATGATAGGATTTAGGATATCCTAATGTTCTCATAGCTGGACCAATGCCCATTTCATTTGCCGTTTCTATAAATTCGCTTATTTCTTCTTCTGTAAATACGGGATATCCCATTTATATACCTCTTTTAACATTATTTGGCCCCATTACGGGGGCGTTTCTGGTAAGTTCTATAGATATATCAATATTTGCTTTAGCTTTAGGCTTATATGTCTTCTTCTTAGGCTTATACTGATGATCTATTTCTCTTCTAATTCCGTGCTTATTAATATCTACTATTTTAGCCAATTATTTCTTTTTCTTACCTACTGATAATGCAATAGCAATTGCTTGTTTTCTACTCTTTACTATTAGACCTTTTTTGCTACCCATATTTAGGGTTCCCGCCTTATATTCTTTAAATACCTTAGCTGTCTTCTTTTGTGCCATAGTCTGCTTTTTCATATTATTCATCCTTATCCCATAATTGATCTAGAAAATCTCTAAGAGGACCAGCTACTTCAAATCCAAATGTCTTCTCAAGAGTATCTGTATCGTTATATATTTCTACCGTCATAGATAGAATACCTGATGGATGGTAAAAAAGATCCTTGGCATATGGATATAGTCTCATCTCGTTATCTGCTTGCACGGCCACGAAATCCCTAAAGTCTCCACGATGTTTCACTAGTTGTTACATCCTATCATTCAAGTCTAAGTATACATCAGAAAAGAAAAAACCCCAACAATAGGGTGGTATTGTCAGGGCTATTCCTATATACAGGAGTATATTTTACTTAGTTTGGCAACTAGTAAAGATAATTATATCACTTACTTGAATATAAAGGTAGAATTAAATGAAACATTTATCTCTTTTTTCTTTTTTGATTTAGGAGTTGGATCATAGTACATTGTGGGATACCACCAGAATTGGTCCCTTTTGAGTTGTCTAGCTTGATAGTCAATTAACCATTTATCTATTAATTTGTCTAACTCTGTACTGGAGAGTAACATGACATCTTCCATCTTATTATCTGACCAAAAGCCTTTGAGAGCTGCATTCTCTTTAACTGTCTTGCCTCTTTTGTCTTGCTTAAGAGTATAGTTCTCTCTTTTTCTACCTGTATCTACTCTAGTCTTAGTTCTTGGTCTACCCGCCATTTCTCATCTTTCTTGTAGCAATTTTAACTCTCTGTCTCCAACATGGTTTACAGTAAATGTTGTGTTTGTCTAAGGTGTTTGATTTCTTACCAAACTGGCTTATAGGCTTCTCTAAGCGACAATCACGACAGGACTTAGACTGATGTACCACTTTGGGCTGTGCTAGTCTCCTAGCCTCATTGTAGGCCTTGTAGTAGGTACTCTGGCATGGCTTACAGTAGCTAGATCTGCCATCTCCATATTTTCTGTTGCTAATATTGAATTCTGTTATTGTTTTATCATTAAAACAAATCGCACATTTTTTCATTTTTGTAGTTCCTATTCTCTTTAGTCTTGACTCTATGGCAAGGTTTGCATAATGTCTGTAAGTTCTGTGGTTCATTATTTGCTCTATTACCGTCTATGTGATCTACATCTAGTAATGTTTTATCCTTTGGTACTGTAAGGCATCTTTCACAATACCCTTTTTTGGCCTTCTGAGCCTCTCTACGGCATGTTAGACAGTTGGTCCTATAGTATTTCCTACCTGTCTTCCCTAAACCCTTTAAATTGGCGTTCCTGCCGCATTTACACTTTGGAATCACTTGTGACCATCCATCCTATTTTGGCGGCGTCGGTGGAACACTCTTTACAGTGACTGAGGTATCTCAAGTATGTCTGACATGAATTACAAAAATAGATATCTCCATTTTCTACCATGATAATAAACTATCTACTTCTTCAGCTGTAAGTATATTTAGAACTAAAGATTCTTTAGAATCTTCTTCTTTTATATTTATATGTGTATTTATATGTGTATTTAGTTCGCCACCTGGACACGTAGGTACTGACAGGCTGGCACGATTGAACTGTCTGTGAGTCACAAGCCAACCATTTTCTATTAACTCAATCTTTGCTCTACTAACAGATCTGCCAGATAGTCCTGTCTCTTGTGCCAGTGTGTCTACTGACGGAAAGGCAGGAACGGCAGTCTTAAAATCATAATGGGAAGCAATCATAATAGCGACTAATCTAGCCTTATATGATAAAGTAGAGCTTCTTATTTCACGGATATACTTCATGTAATCCATAGTTATCTCCTTTCTGGTGAGATAACCTAATTATATAACGCTATATTTCTTATGTCAAGTACTATTTCTCTATAAGATGTAGAAGTATTTCATGCTGTCTGGCTTCAAGTCTATTAATTTGATCTTTCATTGATGTGCCTGAATTGGGTACAAGTTCTGATAGATAATGCTTAACTAACCATCTAACCATTCCTACTAGTTGTAGTTGTATAAATATGATTCCGCCCACTATTGATAGGCCTAGTTCTATTCCGCTCATCCGTCGTATCCCGCTATTATCCATTCTTCTGGTGAAAATACATCCAATATCGTTTCCGCTGCTTTGCACACCAATTCAATTGATTGATAGCAGTAGTCAATTATGATATTTATTGCATCTGGATGATGTGAAATAATTTCAAAGTCATGAGATTCCTGGGCATTTTTATCTCCATTATCGTTGGAATATAAAATACTTGCAGATCCTTGTATTACCAAATCATCTACTAAAACTCGTTGGCCATTATTTCCAGGCATGTCTTGAATAGATTCCCTTGCAAATGCAATAACCTTATCAGTAATATCAAATTCTTTTTCGTACATTAAATCTGCCCAGATATCAACTTTGCTCTATAATGATATCCGCTTTTAAATCCAAGAGGACCTAAAAGTGGTGCAGTCTGAAATATAATCCACTCACCATTCATGTAAATTTCTTCTCCAGCTTTATCTACAATATTAGAAATATGGCCATTTAACTGCATCTTACTTGGTGACTTAATTAATAAATCACCAAGTAGATTTACAGACAATTGCATTTTAACTTGTGTAGGAATTTTTGTATAAACATTGTTACTTACTAACCCATCTGCTGATGTTATTACAGAATAGCTATAATAATCTGCAGTGTATGGATAAATAACATGATTTCCTTGCATTAGTTAGTCCACCAATCTGGACCATATTCAAATCTACGACGGCGGTTCCACTGGAATATCTTTCCAGTCTTAATGCTACGTCCTTTATTAAATGAAAGTCCTCTTGAAGCAAATGATGCAAGCGGTGCAATAAATGGAGCTGACATTTTAAGATCATAATTTTGTGCTGTATCAGCATAACCGCTAGATAATGCTGCTATCTGTGTATAAACAAGATCTTCATTATCAATCATATAAGCTGCTTGATAGGCAGTCATTTTATCCAAAATGATTAAATCATTAGGATTTTCAATATCAATTTCTGAACGGCCAACAAATATTTCTATTACTGACTGAGCACGATTGATTAATGCAAGATCTACTGTCTTGTTTGTATATTGTAATACATTATTAACGGTTGTAAACATTACCCTTTTGTATCCTTCCTACTTCTTTCACTCTTATTGGGTGAGTAGTTGTAAAATCTAATCTTCCTGTTCCGCCTAATTTAAGCTGAAAAACATAGTCTCCAGAATACATAAATAGACTACGATCTGTAGGCCATCTAAATACAATGTTTCCTGTTGCTTTATTGCTTGAATCTACGACTGATCCAGTAAGTTCTAATATTTCATTATTGCTTCCTATTAAGACTGCTTCTATAGTGGTGTAAAGAGAGAGGTTCATATCTGTACCGCTTTGATCTTTTACCTGAATAGAAAGAGGCTTTGCAGGAATTTGGTCTTTCCAGTATTGACTAATCATTTGATTACATCCTCTCTTAGATATAGTATTGGGTCTTCATGCATTATGTATAATGTTACTTGATCTAAGTCCGTTGTATATACATAAGTTGTTGTTATTTTAGCTGATGCTGTAGCAGCTGGCGCCATTACATTTAGTCCTAAACCAACTAATCTTGCTTCTGCTGTTAATGGCAATGTTGTATTAGTTATGTTTGGAGATTTAGCACTAATGTTATTTACAGCAACTTCATTAAGTTTAGCATTTGCAACCATAGCTTGAGCATTTACTGAAGCTACTTTATAACCACTAACAAGTGGGTTAGGCATAAATGCATCACCTTCTAATGCTAATGGGCGTTGTGGTAATTCTTCATAATCAAGTCTTTCTGACAACCACCATAAACCACGAGTATTAATATTAGGTACAGAGACTGACAATGTTGGAAATATCCAGCTTGCCTGTATAGTGTAGGCAGGAAGAGATGAAGTAGAAACTGTATTTTTTCTTCTCATTCCAGCTCTAGTTTTCGCAGTCTTTTTGCCATTCTTAACAGACTCAGCTGTATCTGTACCAATTACAGTACCATCAAAAGCATTGGCTTGTCCAAGAATATCTTGTCCATTTAATGACCAATACTTAAGAGCATTGGCAACAGGCCCACCATTTGGATACAATCTATCAATGTTTTTTGGGTCTGCTTTGTATTTATCTCTTTGAACATCAGTTATGTTACCTGTTGAATATGCATAGTCAATCCAGTAGTCAGTATTTAACTCTACAATTCTAGTTTCAATAGGAGTATTAGATCCAGGATTTAGGTATGATGGAGTTAATGACTGTTGATTTCCGACGTTATCTGTAAAGGATATAAATACCTTTGCACCAATTTGCTTGCCAGCTACAACTGTTCCTGGCTCAATTGCAATTGTTGTTGCATAGTTACGGTATGGGTTAATGCGTTCAACTTTACCATGCATGTAGGTATCAGCAAATTTAGTTATTACTTTACCTGCCTTAATTGACTCAATTGGAACTGCATAGTATCCATATGCATTAATCATAGATGATATTAAGAATTTATCTCCAGGCTGTAGGCC